ATTTTGCGAAGATGTTAGGCGATCTAAAAGGCTTTTTCTCAGAAACTCTAAACAAGGCATCTGAAGCAAATGCAGCACAAGTAACAACAATCCAAGAGACTGTTGAAACTTTCAGCAAGAGCGTAGACGCTAGAATTTCAGAGTTGGCAGAACAACACACAGCACTTTCAAGCGCTGTAAATAACATCAAGAACACGATTGATGGTGTACAAAAGCGTGTCGACGCAGTAGAATCAGAGACTGCATTCAAGAAGTCTTCAGATCTTGGCCGATCAGAAGAAGCAACAACAATCAAAAAATCTAAATGGAACGGTTCTTTCCTCGGTTCCGTAAACGAAATATTCAACTAAGGTAGGTATAAAATAATGAGCAATGAAACATTAGAAAAGGCCGTAGCAGCTGGTACTCAGGTATCAACAGGATTCGGTTCAACAACTGGTGGAGCAGGAGTACACGTAGCTTCAGAAAATGGCAACGGTGGACTTCTTAACCCAGAACAGTCTGCTCGCTTCCTTGATTATATGTTCGACGCAACCGTTATCGGTAAGGTCGCACGTACAGTTCGTATGAAGTCAGACACAGCCGAGATTGACCGTATGTCCGTTGGTGAGAAGCTTATGAAGCTTGCATCAGAGGCAGACAACACCGCAGCAAACAGTGGTGTAACTTTCTCAAAAATCTCTTTAACAACAAAGAAACTCCGCATGGACTGGGAGCTTTCAACAGAGTCTCTAGAAGATAACATCGAAGGTGCAGATCTAGAAGATCACATTGCACGTTTGATGGCAACACAAGCAGGAAATGACATCGAAGATGTTCTTCTTAACGGTGACGTATCTCTAACAGGAGACGCTCTTTACAAGTCATTTGATGGCGTTGTAAAGAAGGCAAAGGCATCAGGTCGTGTCGTAGACGCAGCAGGAGCCGCAGTATCACGTGAAGTATTCAACAAGGCGCTTAAGGCTATGCCACGTAAGTACAAGCAACGTCGTGGAGACCTTCGCTTCCTTGCTGGATCAAACTTGATTCAGGATTTCCTATATGCTAACAGCATTGGAACAAACCAAACAATTCCACAAGATATCGCTTCAAGCGTAATCCGTGGTGGAGTTGCACCACTAGGTGGACCAGCAGGATATGTGGCACCATTCGCATTCGGTATTCCGATTGTTGAAGTTCCACTACTTAATGAGACACAGACTGGTACATACGCAACACCAACAGGTTCACATGGAGATATCCACTTGACATTCCCAAATAACGTAGTTATTGGTATCAAGCGTGATGTAACTGTTTACCGCTTCTTCCAGCCACGTAAGGACACAATCGAGTACACAATGTATACTCGTGTTGGCGTTCAGATCGAGCAGGCAGATGCTTGGGTAGTTGTAAAGAACGTTAAGGTTGCTTCTTAATTAATTTAAGATAAAACCCTCGAAAGGCCCCTAATTAATTTTAGGGGCTTTTCATTTTAATTTATCAATGCTATAATTAAAGAACCTAACAAAGGAGAATATATGTCATTTGAGACATTGAAGGTCGCAGAACTCAGAAAAATTGCAGAGGACTTTGCAGTTGATACTGATGGTATTAAGAGTAAGGCAGATATAGTTGCCGCCCTTGCAGAAGAGGGAGTTACATGGTCTGTCTATCAAAAAACTATTAAAGATATTGAAGATGCAACGGATGAATTTAACGAAGACGCAGAAGAAATTTTGCCTAGATTTAATCCAGATGCTCAGCCAGAAGATACAGTTCTAGTTAGAATGACTAGAGAAAACTTCAGATACGATATCATTGGATTTACATTTACAAAAGAGCACCCTTTTATTGCAATGACAGAAGAAAATGCTCAAGAAATTTTTGATAAGGAGGAGGGCTTCAGATTAGCAACTCCAAAGGAAGTTCAGGAGTATTACAACTAATCTAAGCTTATAAAATGGCAGAGATATATGTAAACAGCAATTCACCAATCAGAACAAAGATCTACTGGGAGGGTGAATTAGCATCCCCTACAGGTAACGTAACGGCAAAGGTTTATGACATTACTCAAAACCCTGCTAACGTTATATCTTCTACCAATTTATTACTTACTCTAACAGGAACAGCTGTTGAAACAGATGTCGGCACATATCAAATTGTGCTACCATTTTCCTATTCTGCATATCCCAGAAAACTAAAGATTGTCTGGGAATATGTAGTAACTGGATCAACAGTAGGAACTCATACAACTTATGTAAATGTTGTAACCCCTTACATTTCTATCAATGAGCAAATAGATGAATTAAACTTTGGGGCGGATCCAAGTGATCCTAGCTATAAGACTTACGCAGACCTTCAAATGGCTGAAAGATATGCAAGAAAATTAGTTGAAGATTATACTCAACAACAATTTTATTTGTATCCCTATACAAAAACTGTTTACGGAGACGACTCGGATACTATTATTTTACCATTTAAATTAAATAAAATATATCAAATTTATTCTAATGATATTTTGTTGGTTGACAACCTTTCTACACCAAAAGTAAACAACTGGTTATACGAGCCAATTATTTCAGAAACTGGTTTTGGAATAAGAGTAAATAGAGTAAACCTACTAGATAATTCAGTATATGTTGCAAACGGATTAGTTCCTCCAACAATTAATGACACATATGTTGGGGCATTTTCTAGAAATACCAAGTACAAAATTGTTGGCGAATTTGGATGGGATTTAGTCCCCGCTCAAGTACAGATGGCAACAGTTGAACTAATGAAAGACTATTTCTCAAAAGACAAAGTCTGGAGAAATAAATACATTAAATCAATTAAAACATTTGACTGGAGTTTTGAATATAATAGCGCAGCATCAAAAGGAACTGGTAATTTATACGCAGATCAATTGCTTACTCCGCATGTTATATCTCAAATGGTTCTTATCTAATGTATGATCTTGTTGATTCAGTTCTTCCAATGTTTATTGATGTATATAGACAATTTGAAACACAGGACCCAGCGACGGGATCTTTAAAGAAAGAATGGCAATTTAATAGAACAATTGCTTGTAGTGCAAAAGGAACAATTAGCAATATATCTACGGGGAGATCTGGAGAAAAACAAACTTTTTCTAATAAGTATGCTAATGAGCAAAACCTACAAATAAGAACCACAACAAAATTAATCTTTAGCGAAAAGATTACAAACATCAGAAGCTTAGATGGAACTGTTATCTGGGAAGAAATTAACTTTCCAAGCAACACGCCAACAGTTTTTGAAGTAATGGGAATTACTCCAATCACCGAACCGATGGGCGGAATTATTGGTTACAATACAACCGTTAAAAGATCGGAGAACCAGGTAATTGGACAGTAGCGTAGCACTAATACAAGCATCCAGCGGTTTAGAAAGATTGATGGCGGGGTCAGTCCCTGGAGTAATAAAGGATAGCACGGTAGCACAAATATCAGCGTTCTTGTATTATGAAGCATCTGTTCTTTCTAAATTAACATCAAATGCGGAGTTTAAGAATTTATTTAAAACAACTATCTTTAATCAAATAGAAAAAGACTTTGGCCAATATGTAGATGCTCAAGCAAGAACAAAGCCTAGAAGTCTACACCACGTATACGAATGGAATAAGACTGGCAATCCAACCGCTAGATTATTTGATCTATATTTAATAGATACAGGCGGACTTTCATTTAGAATAGGCCGTGATTTTAAATTGTCTAAATCAGCAGTGCCATCTAAGAATAAGAAGCAAAAAAGAAGATATGTATTTGCAAACAAAGCTTCCGTGATGGAAGAAGGAATGCCTCTAGTAATTCGCCCAAAGTCCGCAGAGCGTTTAGTATTTGAATTAGATGGTGCAACAGTCTTTATGCCTAAAGGCACCTCAGTGACCGTTAAGAGGCCTGGTGGCAGAGCTGCAACAAATCAATTTGCACTTACATACGGAAGATTCTTTGGCGGGCAATTAGTAAACTCTTCAATTAAATCCTCTGGATTTCAAAGACTTTTCAATGCTAAGATAGCTAAGGCTCTAGATGTCCCAATTAATATTAAAAAGGTGCAGTATAGCTTCAGTGCTGGTAAAATAAGAATGCAGGCGGACGCAGCATTAAGCTCATCATTTGGAGGGTCATTATGACAGTAGATTATAAGATAGATGCAATGTTTGAACTTCGCAAATTCCTTTGGACTCAATTAAAACTTACTGGCCTATTTGATCAAGATGACTATTATTCAGATAACCTAGGCTCTGAAATAATTCCTATTATTCCAGTTCAGCAATTGCCAGAAATGGATCAGTTCCTGAACGGTAAGAAGCATATCGTATACGATAAGATCGGATTATCATACGAAGAAAATTGGCTAATATGTTGCGAGAAGGTTTTATTCACTATCTACTCAACAGATATAACAGAGATCTATGAGATAAGAAACCTTATGACCGACCTATTTAGAAGAATGGACGAATCGGCAAAAGATGTTAATTCTTTAAAGACCACAAACAAACTAATTTTCCATAACGTTATGATCGTGGAAACCACTCCAATTGAACCATCTCTTGAGCTTCAGGGCTTTTTATCAACAGATGTAATCCTAGAGGTCAAGTACTCCAGAGTCACCGACAGACTAGGTAGATTTGCCTAGTTGCTTTTAAAGGGTTAATCCAGTAAAATTGGACATAAGAGGAAATGAGCCTAGCCAGCTTGATTTAAAGTAAGTCAATATATATATATTTATTTAATGGAGGTTTTACACATGGCACAAAACATTGGTAATGCTAGAAAT